TCTTTCAAAGATAGTGACAATGAAAAATATTTATTTTTTATGTGGTTTGCCTAGATGTGGAAACACTTTACTTGCATCCATATTAAATCAAAATTCAAATATAAGTGTTACTGCTAATTCTATTACAGCAGATATTTTATATAATCTTGAACAACTTAAAGAAACAACAAACTTTAAAAACTTTCCTGACCATCAATCGTTAGATAATTTAATAGAAGGTTCTTTAGAACTATATTTTAAAGATTATGGAAGCGACTATATTATTGATAGAAGTCCTTGGGGAACACCTAAAAATATAGAGCTTATAAAAAAATATATTACTCCAAATCCAAAATTTATTATTTTAGAAAGACCTTTTATAGAAATACTAGGCTCTCTTGCTAGAGTAAAAAATTGGAGTAAAAAAAATTTAGAAAATTCTTGTTTTTATGAAATGACTGAAGGCATGACTGCTGTTCATTCTTATGCTATATATAACATTATTAAAAGTGATAGTGATTACATAAAAATTAATTATGAAGATTTAACAATAAATCCTGAAAAAAATATAAAACGCATTTATAAATTTTTAAATATTCCAACCTATGAACATAGGTATGTTGATTTAGAACAATTTTCTATAAACAATATTAAATATGATGATAGTATTTTGGATGGGGTGTATCATGATGTTAAAGAAGATAAAATAGAAAAAAAGAATTATGATTTGAATATGTATTTAAGTGAATCAATCATAAATAACTATAAAAATATGTCTTTAGAAAAATGGGTAAATGAATTTTTAATAGAGAGAGGTTATTTTGAATCTTAAATGGTATTACTGGTACTTTCAATCAGTTATTCCTGAAAGAATATGTGACGATATTGTTCGTTATGGTAAAGAACAAAATAAAGAAATGGCTCTTACAGGTGACGCTGATAAAGATAATTTAACTAAAGAAAATATTAAAAACATTCAAAAGAAACGCAAGTCAGATATTGTATGGATGTATGACAGGTGGATATACAAAGAAATACAACCTTACATCCATGAGGCAAATGCAAGTGCTGAATGGAATTTTGAATGGGATTACAGTGAGTCTTGTCAATTTACCGAATATAAAAAAGGTCAATTTTATGACTGGCATTGCGACTCACAAATAGAACTTTATGACCATCCTGAAAATAGAAATTCACATGGTAAGTTAAGAAAACTTAGCATGACTTTATCTTTAACTGATCCTGATGAATATGAAGGCGGTGATTTAGAGTTTGATTTTAGAAATCAAGATGAACAATCGCAACCAAGAGTTTGCACAGAAATTAGACCAAAGGGTAGTTTGGTTGTTTTCCCCTCTTTTGTTTGGCATAGAGTCAAACCAGTAACCAAAGGAATACGACACTCCTTAGTGTGTTGGAATTTAGGATATCCATTTAAATGAGCTTTAAAAAAAATAAATACCAAGTAATTAAAAACGCCATATCAACAGAGTTAGCAGACTTTTGTTATCAATACTTTTGCAATAAAAGAGCTGTAGCAAGGCACTTGTTTGATGATAGATACATTTCACAATTTACAGATTATTTTGGCGTTTGGAATGATGTGCAAATACCTGAAACCTATTCGCATTACGCTGATATAGTTATGGAAACTTTATTACAAAAAGTTAAACCTATCATGGAAAAAAAATCAGGCGTTAAGCTAACTGAAACTTATTCGTATGCAAGAATCTATAAAAAAGGTGATGAGCTAAAAAGACACAAAGATAGAGACTCATGTGAAATATCAACCACTATGTTTTTAGGTGGAGAAGATTGGTCAATATTTTTAGAGCCATCAGGCGAAAGAGGCGAAAAAGGCATAGAGATTAAATTAGAAAAAGGCGATATGCTCATGTATCGTGGTTGTGATTTAGAGCATTGGAGAGAACCATTTAAAGGTAAAGATTGTGGGCAAGTGTTCCTACATTATAATGATGCCAGTGGCCCAAAAGCAAAATTTAATAAATTTGATGGCAGACCCATGATAGGTTTGCCTGGATATTATCAATCAAAAAGTTAAAGGTATATGCACATAAAAATTCCAAACTTCTTATCAAAAGAAGAGTGCAAGTTAATTGAAAAAATTTTATTAGAAAAAGAACAAGAAATACTTTCTTTTCCTGTATATGATGAATTTTTTTCAGGCACGACTGATAGGCATCAACATTATAACTTTTTAAATTTTTGTCCTGAAATAGACATAACAAGTAAAATTTTTAATTTACCGATTATGCAAGATGAAGATGAATTTTGGATTCAATGTTGGGTTAATATTCTTCACAAAGGCGAAGGCATACCCATGCACAATCACGGTCATCCTGAAAATATTTTTTATTCTTGTAATATATTTATTTCAGGTCCAAATGATTGTTTTACTTTTTATGATGATGTAGGTCATGTATCTAACAGGGTGGGTGAACTACATTTAATTGATTGTCACCTTTTTCATGGTGTAAAAAAGAACATAAACGACCAACCAAGGCTGTCTATTGCTTGTGATATACACTTTAGTGACCCAAAAGACTTTGAAAACTATAAACAAAGAATCGTTCACGCTAAAAGAAATTAGTATATAATTTTAAAAAACCGAGGAAAATAATATGGACATATTAATACCACTAGCAATAATTACAACAGTAGTTCTTTTTTCAATAAAGAAATTCAAACCTCAAGTTTGGAAGAAAATTGTAACTAAGTTTAAAAAGTAACATGCGCTGGGAATGAAAAATAATTCATTCAACGAAGCTATTGCTTGGCTTTTTCTTGTAGGCAGCATAATTGGAATTACCTTATTTTCAATTGCAGCAAATGCAGAAAATCAAACTGGCACTTGTACAGCAGGTACTCAGTATTGTGAAAACAGCGTCTTAGATACTCAAAATACTACGACTACAACCAATACCAATACTAATACCAATACGAATAATAATACCAATAATAATACCAATACTAACGCCAATACTAATATTAACACCAGTACGAATGCCAATACCAACGTTAATACAAATCAAAATACTAACGTTTCAACTAATTCTAACAACAACGTTAATACTTCAACGGCTACAAGCAATAACACCAATAGCAATAACAACGTTAATACATCTACGTCAAACTCTACCGTAAACTCAACGGTCAACCAAAATGTCAATAATTCAAGCACTTCGAATAATACTAACGTCAACACTTCGAATAATACAAATGTCAATACTTCAAAATCGGATTCAAATGTTACAACTAACAACAAAAATGTTAATCAAAATAACAACAAATCTGATAATACGAATAGAAACATTAACGAATCGAATTCGACTCAAACTATAAATCAAAACGTAAAAAGCGAAGCTCCTCCAGCTTCTGCTATCGCCCCATCTATAATGTCTTATTCACAAGACTTATGTACTGTAGGGAGATCCGCAGCTTTTCAAGGACAGATATTTGGTTTCTCAGGCGGTAAAACAATTACAGATCAAAACTGCGAAAGGCTTAAACTCTCAAAATATCTCTACGATACTGGGATGAAAGTGGCCTCAGTATCTATTCTTTGCCAGGACGAAAGAGTATTTAAAGCTATGGAGATGGCTGGTACGCCTTGCCCATATAAAGGCAAGATAGGCAAAGAAGCTACGTTAGCTTGGGCTGATAATAAATCAAAAAGACCAGACGCAAAAGAACAAGAAGAACTGTTTATTAAACAATGCACATACGATTCAAACCCTAAAAGAGAGAAAATAAATAAAGATGTTGTGGGTGCAGTTAAAGTTATTTATACAAGAAAAACTAAAACTAATAAACAATGCAAAAAAGAATTTTATGCTACGCAATAGCGTGCCTGTTTAGTCTCGATGTATTAAGTCAATACATTTATGAGGCTAACCAAAGTTTATACGACTTACAAACTAATTCATCAGGCTCAACAGGGCTTGGTTCAAATGATGATGCGGTATCTTCTGCATTTAACATAGGATTTACTTTTGATTTTTATGGTGAGTCCTTTACTCAAGCTAGGATGGCAACTAATGGTTGTCTTCACTTTAAAACTTCAGGTGCTTATTGTAATGACTTTACTCCCGATCCCTTATCAGGGCAACACACTTATACCTTATACCCCTTTTGGACTGATTTAATAAAAGACAATGGTTCAGGTATGAGAGCTAAGGCTTTTGCTGACTATACTATTTTTGGTTGGTATAAGATGAGAGAATATAATGAAGCCAATACGGATAATAGTTTTGAAGTTTGGTTATACCCCAATGATACTTTTGAGTTTAGATATGGCGGACTTGATATTGATAGGCATGATGTACTTATTGGAGAAATAGGAAGTGGCAGCAAACAAATCTATCAATACTATTACCATGATGAATGTAATACAGGTACAACC